CAAGAGTGCTGCCAATTCTTGAAGCCTGTGATGCTGCCCCATCGACTTGGAGTTGCACGGAGGACTGAATCTTGTGGGTGATGTCTGCCTTAGCAGGCAATGCAGCTGCCAAAGTGATCCCCAATACCAAAAGTGCGCGGGTCATTTGATGCCAGCTTTGGTGTCTTTGTTGTCAACAATAGTCGGCTTCTTGTTGCCACCACCATTGTTCTTGCGCTCAATTCCAAACGAAGCCATCGCCCCAGTCAACAAACTGGCGACGAAAGTATTATCCATCTTCATTTGAGGGAAGATGCCCAAATAGGAAGCAGTCAACAGCGCAGCACTCCAAGCGAGCACCAAAGCCTTGACGACATCTGCCATTGAGATGCCTTCCTTTTCGTGATTGTCCTCTGGAGTTTCTGCCATTGCGGAACAGAGCTACGCTTTAAGGGTAACTAGGCCAGGCCAATGCTTCTAATCCTCAAGCCCTTGGTCATGACGATGTGGCGCTCCAGGGCGTTCAAAGAGTTGATCATTGCGATGTTGGAGCGGATCGTTACTCGCACAGATAACGACTTGGACGATCTTGCGGTCAAGCATCTCAAGGATTTGCTGTTGCCTGACACAAGAGTTGAAAAGTAGGTGTCGTCCGGCATCATCCAAGTGACCTTGCTGCTAGGGGCCATGGGTCTTGCCCTGTTGCCGTTCTTCCAGTTTTTCCGTGGTACGCCCCACCAGCTGGCTGCAATTAAACAACTTGAGGAGTCAATGCCAGCGGAGCTACTGGAGGAAAACGAGGCTGATTGGTTTCAAGCGTGGAAAGAGAGCGGATATGACCAGCAGATCTACATGCCCTACTTCACACAGCTCGATAACAAGACAGGGACTGGCTATAGAGAGTGCTTCAGTTCAGCCGCAGCCATGGTGGCGGCCTTTTACAAGAAAGTTACGACGGATGATCAGTACAACGACATCCGCAATAAGTATGGGGATACCACGTCCGTAGAGGCACAGCTGGCGGCATTGCGGAGTCTTGGTCTCAAGGCTGAGTTCCGCAAAGATGGTGACGCTGACCTAGTTGAGCGAGAGCTAGAGGCCGGCCGTCCTGTGCTTGCTGGCTATTTGTCAGCGGGCAACATGCTGCGAGGCGAGCCGCCAATGTGCAGTGGCTTGGGCTGCGGCCACTGGCTTGTCATTAGCGGCTATGCGGGGAAGAACAGCAACGACCCAGAGTGGATCATGCAAGACCCTCGCGGCTACCCCGAAATGGAGAAGGGTGGCCACTCAAATCCGCACCTAGGTCGCAATGTCCGTGTAAGGCAGGCTGCGTTTTATCAGCGGTGGCAGGCGGAAGGCCCGAGAACCGGTTGGGTGATCCTGATTAGCGAATAGAGCGCATGGACATGCACAAAAACGCTGCTTACCATTCGGAAAGAAAGATACTGAAACAATCCGATGGGCTGGGCAACTTGGATGCAGGTCAAGCCCACTCACGAGGAACTCTTCGAGATTGAACGAAGCGTCAGAAACGTCCAGAACTGCACCGACGAAGAGCAACTAAAAATGATCTGCGCTTCGCTCGTTCGTCAAAATTTCCACCAATCAAAGCTTCTTAGCCAAGCCGTAGGGCGTATCGGAGAGCTTGACGCCAAACTCGCCTGCTGGGATTAAGAACCCTTGCCCAGGATCTTGGTGCGGTAGTACCTCACGCATGACTCGTAATACCAGCGTGCCTTCCAGTCGTGCGCGAAGTAGCGAACTGTTCCGCCGTGGCTGACTTCCCAAACCAGCAAGCCGTCTTGCTGCACCTGTTTGATGGTTGGTTTTGTCATAGATCTGTTCAGGCAGGCCGTCATAGATCTGGCCTGCCCGATTTTTAGCTCAGAAGCTCATAGATCCCGCTTCTTGCCTAGGGGGCAATGTGAAGTCCGACACGTTCAGCTCCAGGCTCTTGCCTTCGCTGCCGTCCTTTTTCTCATAGATCCGCACTTTGGCTGAACCGGCCACGGTGATGCGGTCACCCTTGTGCAGGTATTGCATCACGGTTTCAGCTCGCTTGCCCCAAACAGAGCAGTCGATCCAAGTGGTCTCATCTCTGCCGGTGCGTGCGGCGATGCTGAAGCTGGCGACTTGTGATTTGTCGGTTTGCTTGAGTTCAGGGTCACGGCCAAGGTTGCCGTGCGCGGTCATGTTGAGCATTACTTTCCGTTGAAGAACTTGGAGATGATTGTGTTGAGCGCCATGTTGATCACGCCGTGATGGCGTTGTTCTGCGTAGTGGCGCAGCTGGTCGGCTAGCTGCGAGTCCAGCCGAACCTGAAAGTGATTTGAGCGGCGCTTGTCGTCCGCCACGGCTTGCTTGGTCTTTTCATCAGGCATTGCTCTTGAAGTAGTCGTTGATCCAGGTTTGGTGTTTGACGGAGGTGATGGCCTCGGAGACTCTGCCGTTAGGTGGCAGAGGGAAGACGGCTGTGAAGGCTTGCATGAAGGCGTCCAGCTTTGCCTTCTCAAGTTCCTGCAAAGTGCCGAGCAACAGGTCTCGTTCGTCAGGCTTGATCAGCTGATCTTCTGCTTTGATGCCAGGAACGGCAGGCGTCGGCTCAGGCGTTATAGATCTTGCCTTCTCAGGCTTTTTCATAGATCTTGCAGGCTTGGATTCTTCAGGCCGCATCGGGTCTTCGACCTCTTCGCGAGCCCACAACTGCCAGGCCAACCCAAACGTGAAAGCAGCGCAGGCGGCCAGTGCCCTTCTGTGGGTGTCCGTGACATCCCTGGCCGTGATCTTTTCGTAGGGGACAGGATTGTTTTTGAAGTCCATGACAGCCTGAGGGAAGTCAGGCGTGCGTTCACCGTTTGGTCCGGTGAAATAGCCGACGACATAACCAGTACCGTTCGGTGCCTTCCAAACGTGGCTGCTGTCAACGTAGTGGGCTAGATGAAATTGCCAGCCAGGAGCATTGTCCTGAAGCAAGTGAGCCACGCGGCACCAGTTGACGTAATCCGCCGTATATTTGCCCGTTCCTTTTTGGCTTACGTCATCGGTTGTGATGACATCGCCAAGGTTAGGAAATGGCGGTGATGGTGATGATGGCGCAGGGGGATTCGTGATTTCCAGAGACATAACGACGTTGAGAAGTGAGGTGAACTATCTGGGCGTCATCGTCATAGACAACGCCTGTTAAAGCATCCTCTACAGCACGAACAAGTTTCGACAAGTCACCAATCCTCCCAGTGCAATGTTGGGGGGCTGATGGCTTGAGGTCGCCGTTCGTTCTGTAGTGAGCTTTGGGCCGGTTGAATACAAAGATTGCATCCATCCAGATTGCCTCCCCCATCATGGCATGCCAGCCCTCAGGAAGCAACTCCATGGCCAGATGTCTTACGTCTTGACGCCATGGCTTGCATCGTTTTGATGACTCGACCATGACGCCTTTGCCGACGTGCCGCTTACTTCCTTGCGGCGCAGGTTTGCCAGGAACCGTGAACGAGAAACTACTGAGGCAGTTGGGAGAAGGCTCGATCAATAGCCGAGTTCAGCAACGCTTTAGCGAGCTTAGATGCAGAAAGTTTATTCTGTTCAAACTCGATAAATTCACCGCCGATGGAGACGTTTGTCATGTTGCCGGCAGTTGCTTCTGAAAGCATGGACAGCTTTTCGGCCCTAGATGGATCTAATTCGATGCTGAGAGCTTTCATAGATCAAGAATGATTTTGAAGTTCGATCTTTTTTATCGTAGATCGAGAGCGATGGCAACACGGGGCTAGGCAACACGCAACAATGAGCACACGATGCAAAGCACTACGGAGCGGAGTTAGGCACCAGCTTCACCACGTAGGGCTGCTGGTGATGAGTCAGGGTTTTAGTCGTAAACCCAGAACGATGGCGCGACGGGACGGAACATGGCTTTACAAGGCTGTAAGTAGCGAGACGTTGCCAGGCAAAGAGTCACGTGGCGAAGCGGTAAGAGGCAGCGAGCAGCGATACAGTGCCAGGTTGAAACTCGGCCTTTACCACGAAGGGCTAGCCGAGATGGGGGACGGTCTTAGTCGTAGACCGACAGCGATGGCGAGACAGGACGGAGCATGGGATGACACGGCTACAAGTAGCGTCACGCTCGGCGGCAGAACGTCACATTGAGAGGCGGTGCCCGGTTGTGGCCCAGGCTTCACCACGAAGGGCTGCCCAGGATGAGGTGCCGGTTTATTCGTGACCGGCGGACGAGTGAAGAGAGTCGAGTCGCTACGAGATGCGCAACACCGGTAGGAGATGCACGGAATCGCAAGGTCTCGGGTCGCAGCACGTCGAAGGACGTGGCAGGGGTTGAAGCTCACCTTGACCGCATAGGGCTGGTGAACATAGGGCAGGGTTTTACTCGTAAACCCAGAACGATGGCGGAAAAGGGCAGTGCGACACTCCGAGTAGCGAGACACTGGGCGGCACAGCTGGACATAGAGGCACGTGACCCGGCGGTGAAACGCATTAGGTCCCCTTCTCGGCTCATGCACCTGCAGAAGGAGTTGAGGGCCGGTTTATTCGTGACCGGCGAACGATTGAGCGGCAATGCGGCACGTGGAGAGGCGTGACTTTGCACGGCTTGGGGTCGCAGCACGTCGAAAGATGACGCATTGGTCGAAGCTCACCTTGACCACATAGGGTTGGTGAACATGAGGGCCAGTTTGATCGTGACCGGCGAACGATCGCGAAACGAAACGAAGAGTTGCAAAGCGCGAGGTGGCCAGACATCACAGTGAATCACGACAAATCGCGGAGGCTGGGACTTACACCTGACGGATGCCCAGGGCCTCATAGATTTGGCGGCATCAGCTTTGGAAACTGCCCACCCTTGCGCTGAATCTCCAGCGCATCCCGTCGCGCACCATCTGCAGCCGACGCAATCATGGCGTGGCGTGATTGGTTCACGCTCAGCTGATCCCGCTGGTGCTGGCTGAGGTTGTCTGTATTGATGTGGGTAAACATCCGGCGCGTGTTGCGCTTGTGTTTGTTCAAGCCTTGGTAAGCCTGCCCGTTCAAATACTTGACGGCCTCTTCATCAGTCAGCACACGTAGATCGTTGCGCTTCTGCTGGAACACCAGCGGCTTGCCAATCGACAGCCGCACGGTCTCCAACCAGCCCTTCACCTGCAAGTGCTGAAAGTTGCTGGCAACGTCTGAGGAGTGCTCTAAAACGTCGTCTTTGGTGAAGAGGACGTGGAACATCTCAACGATCTTGCGTGATTCGATGGTCTGCCCCTTTTGAAGAGCACGCCAATCGACACCAGCAACACAGGTCGGGAGGCTGTCTGGATCGTTTGCGTTGTAGTTCAAAGCTCGACCTCTTGGATGTCGGTTACAGCGAAGCGTCCGTAACGTGGCCGCCAAGTGCCAAGCCCTTCAGCCTTGCCCGCCATGTTGGCGATGCGGCGCAGCTGGTCAACGCCCATGATCTCGTCGTCGAGAGTCAGATCAAACTTCGCGGACCAGTCCGGCAAGAACAGGCGGTTGACCCACACGCCGCGACCTGTGAACGCTGCTAGCTGCAGCTTTGGCTCGCGGTAGTTGAACATATCGACGGCATCCTTCGGGCCGTCAAAGATCAGCTCCGGGTTGTTCGTGACAACCACAGACCGCAGCACGTCCTTGCCTAGCTTCCACTTGGTAGCCGCGTTGCGTAGACAGCGCTGGAAGTTTGCGCCGGGCATGTAAGGACGGGCGAAGCCTTCAAAGCCGACTTCGTTGTTTGCCTCGTCAACCTCGACAGTGCCCTCCTCCATCCAATAGCCGGAGAAAAGCCAGTCAAGGATCCGCACGGCCGTGTGAACGCCGTCGGTTTTTGCTTTGCCCTTCTTGTCGGTGAAATACTGCTTTTGTTTGCAGTAGTCACCCAAAGGGTCGCTGTACTGAACGTTTGAACAGAGGAGTCCGGCAGTGCCTTGGACTTGAACTTCGAGGGCGCGTAAGGCCATTGTTTTGTGGAATGAGGTGAAGTCCGGTTTGTCGTTGCACCGGAAACGATGGCGATAAAACGAGTCGCATCACAACGCACGGGTACAAGTCACGCAGAGATGCGGGGGGAGAAAATGGGACTTACACCCCGAAGGGATGCCCATAGATCAAGCGGAAGCCTTGGCCTCTTCCTGTTGCTTCTCGAATGCCTCGCGGGCTTGCTCGCGGGCAAAGTTCAGCAGGTCGCAATGCTCCCTGGCCTTGATCTTTTTGTCATTAACTTCTGCACGTTTCTCGACGACCATGGCGCAAGCGGCCACGGCTGCCTCTTCAATGTCGTCACCGGCTTGGTCGTACTGGCCGTACCAGACCTCGCTGCAATCGGTTGTTAGATCTTCGAGCGCCTTGTCTTGCTCTTCGGTGACGTCTTGGTGCTTGAACTGCTGCTGACGTACAACGTCAACGGCAAGCATCAAGCGGGTCACGCGGCGCAAGGAGATGCGAACGTCATTTTCTGCGCTGCGGACTTCTGCCCACAGATCTTGGTGATTCTTGAGAGTGGCTTGGTAGGCAGCGTCTTGGTCGAGGAAAGCGGAAAAAGCTTTGTAGTCCATGGTTGGAGTTGAGTTGAGGTGACCACCTCTCGGTGGCATGCCAAGAGTATGCACCCCTTTGGCATACCTGTCAACCCTTCCGCTTCGGCTTTGCCTTTTTTCTCTGTGCCTTCGTCTTCCTTGGCCCCCGTTTTTTCAGTGCTGCCAACGTCTCCTGATAGCCGGGGGGCTCAGGCACGCCCCCCTTCTTCAAGATCTCAGACCAGTTCATGCCATTTGCTTAAACCATCTGCCCGTCACCACAAGCTCGTCCAAAACCTCCTTCTTGATGGTGTAATCACCAAAGCGGTTGCCCCTGTGAACCGTTGAGTCAGGCACGATCACCTCAGCTGTGGCCCATACATGGCCGCAGTTGTCGCACTTACGTTGTCTGCTAATCGCGTTTTCGCCTGAATGGCGCACTTGCGTCACGCGACCCATCCCTCTCGTGAGTTGTGCGTCGCAATTTGGGCATTTCATAGATCACCAAGATGGCAATGTGACGGCGTAGCGATTCCAGGCTTCGTCCCAATAGGTCCAAGCGTCTTCCACGTCCGTGTTCAGTACGCGAACGGCGCCGGGTCCGGCAATCACAGTGACCAAATCGGTCACCACAAGTGATGTATGGGTTGCCAGCATCGACTGATACGCAGAGAGCTGGCTGTGAGCGGCCTGACGTTTCGCTAGTGCCGTTCTACTGGAAACCGTTTTCAGGTCGCCTAAAACAATCCGGTTGTCTTCCGTGCGTAGTAAGAAATCGAAAGAACCTGCGCAGTTTTTCTTCGCGTCATAGACCGCGAACTCATTGGCCAATACCTCGACCCCCTTAAAGATGGGGTGATCCAGTAGCGGGTCGATCCAGTCCGCCCAGCGGTCGTCATAGATCACGCCGTGGCCGTTTTGGAGCTTCATAGATCCCAGGTATTGGTCCAAGGCTTTATGGCAGGCGTTACCCCTGGCCTCCCACCCGTCGGGGCCGCCCTTGGTCCGTTCGATCGCCTCAC